GGCGCGAGAGGTGGTCATCCTTCTTGGCCACGCCCAACAGCACCGCCGCCGCATCGTTCTGCGCGTCGACGTAGCGACGCCGCAACTCTGCGAACTGGCGCGGGTGGGCGGTCGCGTCGAGGAGCCGCTTCTGCTCGCGATACGAGGCGGCGTAGAGGCTCGGCACCTACGCGACCGACACCATCGGCTTGATGTCGTCCGGGCCACGGTCGAACACCGCGACGTAGTAGGAGGGGGCGCGTGCGCAGTCGACCTCCAGATCGCGCTGGTGGTCGTGGCACGCCGCTGCCTCGCCGATCAACACGTATGCTTTCCCGTCAATGAGCGGCACGGTCGGCAGGTTCCCGTCGTACCGACGCATCAGCGCGGGGAGCGCGGCCGGCATCCCTCGGCGGAACAGATCGTCGCGCGCGATGTACGAGCGAACCACGACGTTCGGGAGCCGCCCGCACCGGAGACACCGGAACCCGATGTTCTCCGACCAGACCTCGCGCGGCGTCTTGCGGCCATCCATGAACTTCTTGACGTGAAGCGCCATCGACTACTCCTCGGGCCCGGCCGCCGATCTGGCCGGCACCACATCTCGGTAGAGTGCCTTGGCCGGCGCGAGTTGCTTCGCGATCGCCGCGTCGGTCTGGTCTTGCGTCTTCTGGTCTTGCACTTCCAGCGCGCGGAGCAGCGCCTGCACGTCCCGAATCTTGAAGTATTCGGCCAGAAAGGTGACTGCGTGCTCGCGATCGAGCAGCCGCTCCGCCACCGCGACCGACACCGCCTGCACGGCCGCGCTCACGTCCGAGAGCATCGGCGAGAAGTAGGGCGGCCACTTCAGCTCGATTTCACCATCGGCCTCCGGCGGACCGAGCCGGCGCTCAATGAGCGCGACCTGCCCGTCCTTGTCCTGAAGCTGCTTTCGGGGGAGCCGGACGACCTGTTTCGCTGGCCGGCCATCGGGCCCGACGAACCGCCGGCCCTCGATGGCGCGCGCCGCCCGAACCACCATGTCGAGCCACTTCTTGACCCCGAGCTCGCCGTACTGGGCCCTCAACACCCCCGCCTTGCCGATCATCGCCGAGAAGCGGTGGACGACCTCAGTCGCGGTCGCACGGTCGCCAATCTCAGGGTTGTCGAGGATGCATTGCGCGACCTCAAGCGCCTGCGCGCGGATGTCCTTCGCTCGCTCGAACCCGCTCTTCGGCCCCGTCCCCTCGATTTCGACGTAGCTGACCTTACCCTGCGCGCTCGTCTTGATTGCGTTGTCCGACCCCTTTTTGATCTCGTTCTCCGTCTCCTCGCTGTCGGCGATATGGAGGGTCGGATCGAGATTCGCCAGCGTCCCCTTGATGGCCTGCGCCTCCAGCATGTCGATGGTGTGGGACTGGTCGTAGACCGGGGGCGGGCAGTCTGGGTCGCCGTCTACCGAGTCCTGGACCGGCTGGTTCTGCACCCAGATGACCGGGCAGAAGCCAAACCCGTGCGTGAAGGTTCTCGCCGGGTCTTCCTTCCATGCGGGCAACTTCCCTGCCGGGTCGACCGGCTCCTCCATGTACGTCACGTCGCGCTGCGCATCGATGACGCGGCGATACCAGAGGGCGCGTGTCACCCATCGCTTCCGCGCCGGGTCGAACACGTCCTGCGGGAACTGGTACTTCTTCTCGAACCGGACAACGACCGGCTCGGGGCCGTGCTGGTCCGCGAACGTCGGGATGCTCCACCTCGGGTCGTGGACCTCCATTGCCGGCACGCCGTCGAGGAACTTCAACCCAAGCCCGACCGACCCCATCGCGCCCCCGTAGGCGCGGGCCTGATTGAGCTGCGCCCACAGGCGGGTTGCCTGCGAGACGCCGAACAACCAGTCCTCGGTGTCGGGCGCGCCGGGCACGCGGATCGCCGGGTGGGTCGTCTCCCCGAACAGCAGGCCGGTGAATCGGTTGACGATCACAGTGATGAGCGCGTAGGGAGCGGTCGGCCGGCGTAGCTTGATCGGGAACTCGCGCCCGACGGTCGTGAACCCCATCGGCGCGTAGCCGCCGCCAGCCGCGACTTCCTGCTCAAGATCGTCCATCCGCTCGCGGCCGTCCCAGTCGTACTTGAACACGTCGTAGTGCTGCGCCCGGTAGACAGCCCAGAGTCTGTTCAGTCGCTGCTGGCGCGGCGACATCCCCAGCGCCCCGAACGGCTCGGCGCTCAACGTGAAGTCCGCGACCATCGAGCGCGTGACGGCGGGCGTGTAGGCGTTGCTCAAAGCGAATCTCCTGCCCTCTTCTACCACCCGCCCCCGCTCACCGCTCCATCAGGTCGACCAAACCCCATCGCGACTTGCGCTTCACGACGCCCTTACGCGCTCCCTCGCGGAACATCCACGCCGCCATCAACGAGTCGCCCGTGTGGGCGGCCGGGTCGTAGAACAGCATGTCCTGAATCCACTGCGAAATCTCCGCGTGGTAGCGATACCGGCCCGGCGCCGGCTCGTCGCACGGGATGATCCATTCGCCGCGCGCCAACTCGGCGGCGATGCTCTCAACGCCGAACTTCTCGTCCGACTTGTTGCGGCCCGTCGTGAACGGCACGGCCGGAAGGGCGCGCGCCGACGCGAACTGGCGGATGAACTCCTGGGCGGCGTTTGACTCTATGATGAGAACCGACCTGTAGCGATGGTGGTGGCTTTCGAGGCGGTCCAGAATCTCCTGTCCCATCCAGCGCCCGCTCTCGATCATGAGCGGCTGTCTCTTGCCGTCGGGATGAACGAGGCCCGTGAACAGCACGACTTTGCCGCTTCCGCGTGAGCGCGCCACTGCGAGGTCGACGCCCGTGTAGGTGCGGAAGCCCTTCGGGAGTTCCGCCACGTAGTCGCGACTGCCCGAGAAGAGCGCGCTCAGGTCGTAGACGAGCCGCTTGCCGACACCCTGCGACGAGCAGAGGTCGACCCACGACTGCTTGAACCGCGCGTCCGTGTCGTCGCGGGCCTGGCACATGAACATCCGGGCGAACGCCGCTGGCTCCCCGGCGAGTTCCAGCCGCTTCTCGTCGATGCGTTCGAGCGGCCACATCTCCGGCCACTGCGATGTGCCGTCATCTTTCATGACGGGGAATTTGTAGGACGCCCACACATCCGGTTGCTTATGGAGTTGGTGCCCGAAGTCCTCCGGGTGCCATGCATTGCCGATGTACCAGATACGCGAGTTGGCGGTCATCCGGCCAGGAATGGTGTTGTTGTACCAGACCCAGAGGTCGCGCCGGCCTGCGGGGCTAAACCCGTTCTCGCCGTCCACGATGTCGTCGAGGATCAGCAGATCGATCCGGGCGCTCATCACGTTTCCGTGGACGCCGTAACACTGGAGCGATGGGTCGCGGCTGATGCTGGGCCGCTGCACGTAGAGCATCGTGTTAGTCCACGGGTCTCCGCGCTTCAGATCGGGGAAAACGAGGTGAAGGTCTGCATCCTGCTCGATGTATCGCCGGATCGAACCGATCGTCTTCTGCGCCATCCCTTGGGTGTTCGAGAGGACGCAGATGCGAAGATTGGGGTTCCGGCCAAGCTCCCACAGCACCCGTCCGATCGCGAAGTGCTGGGTCTTACCAAGTTCAACGGACGCCAGCACGGCGAGTCGCTTGTGCCGGCTCATCAGCGCGTGCCAGACGCGATGGACCCTTGACTGCTGGACGTGCTTCCCCTCTTCGTTTTTCAGGACGAAGGTACAGAACTCGTTGGGGTCATCTCGGGCGATGGCGGCACGGGCAAGGAGGCTGTCCTCGGCCGCCGCCTCCAGCTCGGCGTCAGGGTCGATGTCCTGCACGGGCACCCTCCGCGTCTTTGAGCAAATCTTCGATGTCGTCGGCCTGTGTGCGGACCGCAGCCTGCTTGGCGAGATTGATTGTCGTCAGCGCCTCCTCGCGCGTCATCACGACGTGCCCGTGCATGTGGCCGATCATCTTCTCGGGCTGGCCGAGCATCTTCCGTTCGGCGGCCATCACCTCGTTCATCGCGCGGGCGAGCCGGTTGGTCGCACTGGCAGCCCGCTCGAGAATTTCGACTGCCAGCTTCGGTTCCAACTCCAATTCAGGGTCGGCCAGTTGCTTTGCCAGGTTCAGGCCGAACGCCCGAAGGGCCGGCTGAAGCTCGGCCAGCGTCTCAAACAGCCCGACGACCGAC